AAGAAACCTTTGACCCATTGAATAGAAACGGAGGAGATGAGCAATCATTTAGCGGACCATTCACAGGTAGCGGTAGTCTGATTGCAAAGAGTCAATCCAGGCATGATGAACTTCGTGAATGGCAAGATGCAGAGAGGGAGATGAGAAGATGAGGTTCGTTGATCCAATGAAAGACACACCAGAAGGCAAACTATTGAGTATCGTAAGAGATATTGAGAAGCAACTTGGTATTGAGAAAAATACTGAGTGCATGGGTTGTAAATCCTCAGAAGGGGAAACTTGTTCTGAGTGTGGTAAAGATCGAATGAAGAAAGCATCCAAGCCGGATTACCTGGACTTTGATGGCGATGGTAACAAGGAAGAACCTATGAAAGATGCTCTTAGGCAGAAGAAAGGCAAAAAGGAACTCAAGAAGTATGTCCAAGAACCTAATGTTGAGAATGTCAAACCTCGATATGTGGAAATATCGGGAAGTACAGAAATACCTGCTCATGGACCAAACTACAACCAGGTTATACCATACATGGAAGACGGACCAAAGAAATCTATTGTTAGTGAAACATACAAGATGCCCGCTTTTGCAAAAACAGGTTACGGCCTCGATGGTACAGGAATACATCTGAAACTAAACGATGGAGGAACAGGCGGTTCTATGTATCGTGACAAGGTTGAGGAAGCATTAGCCACGATAAAGAAAGAATCAACCGTTGGGCAACAAGGCGTAGTTAGTGAAATTGCGGGGCTAATTGAAAATATCTATTCCCGCCTATGAGGTGGGAAGTATGGTTGATTATGTCAAATTGAGAACCGATGTAGTCTTATCATCAATCATGGGGCTAGAGCCTCCAATTGACGAGTACATTGAATCATTAGATGGTAATGTGCTTGCCAAAGAAGATATGGCAGTTATGGCTATGAATGCAAGCCCGCCTATTTATTCAATGCGTGATTTAGGATCTGCTTTACCTCCTTCCAAGATGGTTATACCTGATGACTATCAATCATATCTAGCGGGTCATACTAAGATTTCCACATCTGCTTTGAAAGATTGGCCTATGGCAAATGAGGATAATGATTTTGGAGAACATCATCCATTCGGCATGAACTCAAACTGTTGTCCGTTGCTTCACAATGCAGCTCATGGCGAACCTCATTATGTTGATCACTTGTTTGATTACATCAAGAATTATGCTCAAACACACAAGGATGGAGAAAGAGCAATGCGTCTTTCAAAAGAGGATGCAATGCTATATGGCGATCCAAAAACATCTATGCTTGACCTTTACAACAAAGACCTAAACAGAGATTATGGGGCAGATGAAGATTGGGAATCAAAGAAAAGAGAGTATCTTTCTAATCAATTTGGCTTACTTCCTTTTTTGTTTGGATTGGAATGGCATAGTGAAGGAGAGGCTGAGAGATTTCATAACATATTGGAAAAATTAAGCGATACTCCTTCATATGATAGTCCCGAAGCAAAAACACTTCTAAACAAGATTCAAGAAAAAACAGGAGTCAGATGGGACAGGTATCTTAGGAATTGGAGAGATAGATTTACCCCGTTGTCTGCATGGTGGCAAAGGCCAAGTGATAGATCAGGACCTACTGTTTCTGCACCTATGGATATGCCAAATGCCCAACTTATCAGCCCGTATCTTAATGATGAACCTGGGCATAACTACCATTGGTGGAAACCATACCAATTTCATGGAGGAGTTGGTCGCAGCTCAAACTCATTGAAATCTGTGATGAATCAAACATATCCAAATATCTTCAACAACGGATGGTTATCCGATTTCTTGTTGGATGGAGTACAGATAGACGGCCCGCATATGTTAGCGGGTTCTCACTTCCCTAAAGCAAACAATGACGCACCGCAATTAGCATCTGCTTTATCTTCGCTTTCAACCGGAGATATGGATTATGAAAGAAGAAGATCCAATTGGACACACGCTTCTATGCACAATCATCTGCATCCATCAGAAATCAATGAAGCAACTGCAAGAATGGTAATCCCTACTGAAGCATTACTCATGAGTAGGTTCGGTGACGATTTGATGAAGGTTACAGAATTAGGTAATCCAAAGGTGGGTAGATTGCGAGAACAACACCCTAATTCTAATCGCACATACTATGATTTGCACAATCGTCATGCTAATCATAGTGATGATGCAATGAAAACGGCAATGTCCATGTTAGCAGGACAGGCTATTCAGCAATTTGGACCAGAGGTATTTACTCCTGTGAATGGAGATGTGAATGCTAATACAATTGCAAGAGGCAATATCGGACAACTTGCATCTGCGGCAAATCACTTATTGATGAGAGGAGAGAATGTAATTCAGAATGAATATATGATTCCCGATGCAACATCTGGTCGCATAACATCTAAGATTGGTGGCTTTGGTCCTGTATCTCCAAAATCGGAATCTGTAATTGCTCCTTTATTCAATTCAGGCAATACAGATGCATGGGGTCATGAAATGCCCGCTACTCTGACTTACAAATGGGATGATGCAAATAACAGTATAGTTTTCGATAACAAAGAAACTCCATTCAATATCTTACAAAGAACCCCTCATGCAGGGTTAGTAAGTGCCATAGATCCAAGTTTTGCAAACAAGCAAATCCTTTCAAAGAACAGAGAGATAAATGCACTTTCTAGCAATAGGCAAGGATTTAGGCACATGACATCTTATCTTCACAAATCAGAAGATTACGAACCAACGGGTGTTTTTGAAAGTATGATTGAACCTGCTCATGTAATAAGAGATTTAGATCACATGGACACGCTCAAAGGATTTAGTGGTGATTGGATTGTGCAGAAAAAACCCAAAGGCAAGAGAGTCTTAGTCAAGAAGAAAGGCAAGAGTGTTGAGCCATTGAGTCTTCCAGGAGAAGTAAAGAAGTCACTCAAGGATACTGTACCTGGAGATGTTGTGTTTGATGGATACATCAAAGGCAAGGTGCTTACAGTTGTTGATTTGCTACTGCACAAAGATGTTGATATGAGTCAAGAACCGCTTTCAGATAGGGTTGATGCATTGAGGACTCTATACACTACAACCGATCATGTTGAGTTTCCTGCTCCTAATTCATGCGTAAATGCAGATATGGATGGTTTGGCAAAGGCAATCGCTAACTTGGATAGGACTGATTTGCTTATCAGAGATTCAAAATCCACATTCATTAAGGGTAAAGAAGTTCATCCGAAATGGATATTGTACCCTCAAGACACCATCAGCAAGAATATACCATTACCTCCTCTTCCCGAAATGAGTACAAGAAACTCAAACATAGTGTTGGAATATCCTGGTATATACAATCCCGTCATCGTGAAACTAGATTCTGATGAAAAGGGAGTTTATGTTGCAGGTTATGAGGGGCTTCCCCATCTAATTAAACAGGCAGAAACCCAATTTGAGATATGGAGTCCGGTAGCTGCACAGTACATTGGATTACCTGATCAGGCTATACCTTCTTATCGTAAAAGACCAATCTTTAGAAAATCGTTGGATAAAGCACCGGAAGTAAATACAACAGAAGAAAGAAACGATGAGGATAGCATAACTAGCATCATGCGTAGGGCTAGGAAGGTAATCATGAACAAAGAAGTGTCCATGAATAGTAAGGAACTAATTGCTAGTGTGGATGGCATGACTGAAAAACTTCTTGACAAGTATGCAGAGGAATATGGCATTGAGCGAACAGATGATGGAAAATGGACACTCAATGAGGCAATTGACGATGATATAGCAGAGAAGTTTGCTTTCCCTCGAATGAATAGAGCATCGTCAGATGGAGGAGCATGGTCTGGTATGCAAGCAGATATTACCGCACCAACAGGACCTACTGAAATTACCGATGAGGAGAATACTACCTTTGGCAATCCAAAAAGAAAGAACATTGAACCCGATCCAAGCGGAGGATTTAGGCCAATGAGTATGATTTTTGATACTGAGAACGGAGAGGCTACATTGGACATCAGAGAGGGCAAAGCGGTTGTACGCTTCCCTAAGAAAAATAAAAATCATGAAGAAGAAGAAAACGATGTACTGCCAGCCCTTCGTCATGATGACGCTCTCTAAATCCTGTCAGCCCTGTCATGTTGTCATTCATATACTATTGTTGAATGTTGTATAGGACAATGGCAAACGCAGAGATGCTACAACCTTCGCTAGGATGGTCAGCCTTTGGCTCAGATTTCCTAATCAAAGAAGACATAGGTAGTGATCTCTATGTTGCAGGATATGCAAGCGTGGATATGGTGGATAAGCAAGGAGATAGAATCCCAACTGCCGCACTAAAGAAAGCGTTTGGCAAGTTCATGGAAAACAAAGCATACCGGAATGTTCAGTTAGCACATAGCGGTATCCAGGTAGGAGAAGTAGTTGATTCCTATTCAGATTCACAAGGCCGATTGTGGAAATCCGAAGTGGATGATCACGGCCTCTTTGTTGTATGTAAGATAAGAAGTGACATACAGAAGGCACGAGAAGTGCAAAAGCAGGTACGAGATGGAGATCTTCGTGCCTTTTCAATAGGTGGGCAAGCATTGTTCAGGGTAAGCAAACACACCCCTGAGCATGGAAACCACCGTGAGATTACCGACCTTGAGTTGCATGAAATTACCCTTTGTAAGAAGGGCATCAACCCAGAGGCGGG